TAAGGCTGTTATCTCAGTTATCGGCATTGCCTGCAGAGCTGCAAGCGCTCCGCCATCGCCTTTAATCAGCTGAGTATAAGATTGAGATTCCGGATCATATCCCAGATATTCCTTTACAGTCTCCATTGCAGACTGGCAGAAAGATTCCGGGCTTGTGTCGTCATCTTCAACCTGTTTATTAATGAACTTACAAAGCATTTCGCCAGTAATATAATTCATTTTTACTCCTTAACGATTACGCCGGCACCGCACTTTTCAAGCTCGTTTGCAATATAAAGCGCAATTTCTCCGACTTCACCCTGATAGAAAGTTCCATAATCAGCGCAGATTGTTCTCTTAAAACGTACTTTTACAGTCTTAAAATGGTCGCCAGCTGCAACAACCGGAGCCTTCTTTTCTTCAGCCTTTGGAGCTTCAACAACCGGGCTTTCCTCGGTAATTTCCTTCTGTTCGATTTCTTCTGCCTTTGCAGTTGCTTTTTTTGCCATTTAATCCTCCTTTGATGGCTTATTTCTTCTTTCTGCCATAATCATTGTTTTCGACCATTCCATCCCATTCCATTTTGATGCCGCATCCGGCAAGATAACCGACAACAAAAGCGAGGGAAGGGCGCTCCTGAACATATTCCGGAGTCGAATCCATAGGCGCACCGATGATGCTGATTTTCTTTGCTCCCAGCATCCAGGCATAAATCGCAAGCGCACTGATGGAATTATTCACCGGAAGGCCCTGATTATAAACTTCATCAGGCAGCTCATAAAAAGTATTTTCATGCTCAACTTTAATTCCGTGTAACTCAAAATACTTATCCGCGCCCTCGCGCTTATCAGTGCCCAGCATCCAGAATTCCGCATCGCCTTTGCGCAAGGCTTCAACCGGAATCCCTATGTTTGCTTTCCCGCAAATAATAACATCCTTCATATAACAAGAAAGTCAGTTAAAAAGAAAACCCCTCGCGGAGGGGCGAGGGGCCGACTTAACAACAATGGCAGATGTCAGTCTATTTCAAGCCGGATTGCTCCGGCATTGATTTATTTTGTTGTTGTACCTGTTGAAGTAGTATTGCTTACCTTCAAGCGAGTGAAAGCTTCGCCGAGTGTTGGCATACCATCTGCGAGAGTGTGGGCAATATAGCCGATCTGATTCTTCTGAGCAAAAAGCTCTTTAAGAATATCGATTTCCAAACCTTTCCAGTAGGCAAACTTGTAATAGTTGCGGAAGTCACCGAGAACAATTACATAAGAGCCTGCAACCTTTGTATTTGGAGCGAATGCGCTCTCAATTACTGGCATGCCGAGGATTGTGTCAGGCTCGCCATCGCGGAGACCTGGGCGCCACATATACTGTCCATCATTGTCTTTGAACAGCATAACATCTTTCAAGATGTCTGTATGCATTACCCATGCAGCATTGCGGCGATAGCCTGGCTTAAGATTCATCTTCATCTTTACGAGGTCATCAGAAGTCATGATAACTCCAGATGCAACAGTTGCGCCTGAGCGGGTAGATTCAACATCGCGAGAAGTTGGAACACCGTCATTTGATGCAGAGAATACTCCGAGAGGCTTTCCGCTTCCGTTACCAGTAAGGATTCCAGCTTCAAAAGCATCAAGAATCTTTGAACGGAGCTTTCTTGCAACAAGAGTCTCTACTGGAATACCAGAAGAAGCGAGCATCTTCTTTGAAACCTTGATGAGCTTTACAAGGTCATTAGGCTTCAGTTCGCGCTTGCCGTATGCAAGACTTGAATCTGCAGAGATTGGATCAGAAGGAACTTCTGCAGTCCAGTCTGCATCAGATGCATCTGTTGCTTCGTATGGAAGGCCGAGAGAGCCGGCATTTACAACCGGAATCTTTTCTACTGCATCATAGAGCTGATGCTCGTCTGCAGCGCCTTCGATAACTTCATCAACAAACTGCTGAGGAGCGAGAGCATATCCAGAACCAGGGCTTCCAGAAGTTCCGAGAGTGAGATCTCTTTTTTCGCCAGTCTGAAGGAAGTTTCTGAATGTATCCATTTCAGAAGGATTTGCTCCGCGTTCTTCGTTGTTTGCTTCAGGCTTTGGAAGATTTGTGTCAAATCCGTTAAGGAATGCGTTTCTTTCTTCTGCTGCAATTTCAGCAGAAAGCTGGCGCAATTCTGCTTCCTTTTCACTGTAGAGCTTCTGCTCTTCGTCATTAAAGCTGCGTTTTTCAGCAACTACTTTTTCATTCATTTCGCGCATTTCAGCAACAAGCTGAGCGCGTCTTGCTTTCTTATCCATAAAGCAACTCCTAAAAATTAAGAATTTGCAAGCAAATCGAGTTCGCGATTTCTTGCTTCAGCTTCGAGAACTGCCTGGCGCTTCTCTTCTTCCTTCTTCTCAGCTTCAAGTCGCTCCGCCTGCAGTTTCTCGATCAATCCGTCTGAAAAACTGCGAGCTGAAATAGAAGTGTGATCGTCAGCTGGAATGCTGACAACCGAAACATCATACAGCTTTCTAATATTTGTAATAGTGCGCAAAATAACGCGCTTATCACCTTCGGAAAACTCTTTCACTTCGTCATCTTCAACAACAAAGCGATAAGACATCTTAGTCAGGTAACCGCCTTCGATTTCCTGATGGATTTTTCGGCCTTCTTCAGTTCCGCCCAGATACGCATCAACGCGCAATCCCTTTTCTTCTACTGTTAATTTGAGAGTGTTGTTTGAAAGGCGGGCAAAAACACGGCCCTCATGATTCAGATTGAAAATAACATCGCTCATGTCAGTTTTTGCGAATGCTTTTGAATCAACCTGCTCGCGAACTTCCCACTCCTGGCCGCCGATTTTTTCGCGATAGAGAGTGAAAGGCTGATTAAACATTGTAGAATATCCAGTCACGCGATATTCCGGATTCTCCGAGCCGTTTGCAACAGCACGGAGCTCCATGCTTCTATACTGCTGGCCAGCCTGAAGTCTTTTAAGATATTTTTCGACATCCATTTTTAATCCTCCTTAAGATTGTCAGATGTACTGCCAGCATCAGCTGGATTTTGTGCGGCGATTTTGTCAACGGTCGAAAGGTTAACCGGCATGAAGTGCTGATCTCCCCATTCTTCCTTGACTTTTGGCAGATTTTCACGCTCGAAAATCTGATTAGGAGTATAAACTCCATTTGTGAGGCCCTTTGTATACATTTCCATTCGGCTCTTATAGTCGGCTCTCAGCATTGTGTCAGTATCAAACTCGACATAATGATCATTCTGGAATGGATAAGTAAGCAAGCGGTCAAGATACTGCTGCAAGCGAACTACCCACGGGCTCAAAGTATGCTGTAAGAAGAAAGTATTTGCCTGCTCCTGATTTGCAAACTTAGAATCATCTTTTCCGAGCATATAAAGCGGAACGCGGAAAACTTTTGCAACTTCGCGCTCTGAATAAGTGCGGTTTTCTGCAAGCTGAGCATCTGCATTGCTGGCAAGATTCAGGGCGCTTGCCTTCATGCCGTTTGCAATAATAAACGGGTCGTTTGCATGCTCCCTTCCACCGTATGCAGACATGATGCGCTCTTTGAGTTTCTGGGCATCTTCTTTTGTGAATTTCTTTTCATCTGCCGGAACTTCAACCAGAAGCTTTGAATGAATGCCGCCATCAAAGCTATCATTTGTGTACTGGTCCAGAGTCAAACCGAGGCGGGCTGCATGGTAAGAATAGGCAAGCGGAGACACGCCTCTGATAGTTCCATAACGATAAGCCGGAATATGCAGCACATAATCAGGCGAATATTTGTAAATCTGGCCTTTGTAGTGATATTCATAATAAACATCACCATTATCATCAAACTTAATATGCACATATTCAGGAACAAGAGGCGTTAAACTTTTCGGAGAACCATCCGGATTGCGCCCTACAAAAATAAAGGCGTTACCGTCAATCAATAAATCAGTTGTAACAGTCTGTTTAAAAGTATATGGAGCATCGTAAAAATTAGGCCGTTTTCTCAACAGATAGGAAAGATTCGGGCGGTCGTCACGGATGCGCCCGTTGTCTGTTCTTTTGTAAACATTAACAGTCATCTGAGCAATTGAATCAGCAATAAGCATGACACATGCCGAAACTGTTGTATTTGTCATAAGCTCAGCCCGGCTCATGTTCGGATAAAAAAGCAGATTTTCCGCTCTTCTCGAATCATTAGGCAGCTGAGTATCTGTTTTTATACCGTCGGAAGCC